CGATTCTATTTGATACTAAATATCTTAAAGTTTGCATAACTATATTTATCGGAATTACATGTTACTAAAAGATATCGAAAACAACTTCCCTTACATAAGCGTTGTACACTACGGTGGCAACGAGTACGTCGGCATCGTTATTAATCAAGATCAATATGTCACTAGTATGTATGTGTATACAGATTTACATTCAGATAACGAAAAGAAAAAACTGCTCGAACTTGGCGATGTTTGGTGGTGGGAGTCAAATCGAATGATTCCTATCAATATCTTTTTAGGTAGAGAAATGGAACAGTTTCGATATGCTATTCAAACAATGAATTCAAAAGATGTTAAGATAACTATAGGTCCTTGTGTAAATTTAAACAATCTAGCAATTAAAAGAGTAAAGCGTAAGAGTGTACAATTAGTTAAGAAACCAAAGTAAACCAGACATTGTTTGGACCTACTTCGTAATTTTTTACTAACTCATTTACAGCACGATTAACTCCAGGATAATCTATATCATGTCCAGAAAGAATGCCGCCTTGTTTTACTTTTGATCGATATGCTCTAATATCTCCGCAACATCCATTATAACTATGGTCAGCATCAATAAAAACTATATCAACTTGAGGCACAGAATGTGCAACATGATGGCTATTGCCTTGTATAGGTATTAATCTGTCTCTATACTTTTGCTTTACTTCTTTTGTATAATATCCTTGATTAGACAAATCAACACCATAAATTTTTAGATTAGGACAGTTATCTAAAAGATAGAAAGTTGTTCTTCCGTCTCGGACTCCAACTTCGGCCATCGATGTGTAGCGATATTGATCTATTAACGAACGTAAGAAATATTTTCTATTTGGTTTTTTGTTCCACTCGATAGTCATTGGAACATTAAGCAGATCTTTACGTTTGGTCATTAAGTTGCTCGCACAACAAGTTCATATGCACTACTACGCTCATTGCATAAGCAAAAGCGTGGGCTTTTTTAAAGTAGTATTCACCGTTCGTTGGTTTCGACCACACTTCTTTCATCACCGTATCCCACGGTTTTCCAACCAAATGTCTCTTTGCAGGACGTATCATCGCTAGTACTGCTGCTAATTGCTCCACTGACTTTGGCCGCATATCTCGCAGTATATTGCCATGTCCTGCGACGTGAAAGACTAAGTTGTTGAAGTCGTCGTGCTCCAAGAGTTGCCATTGTGGTTCCTTCTCCATAAGTTGTTGTAGATGTGCTTCGTCTTTGACATCCTTGTATATACTTACATTAAGGAAGTCTAATTTGAAGTAGCCTCGCTCTTCTGCTGTTTTGTGTTCGATAGTGCTTATGTTGTCTACTGGATTATGAGGAATCTCTGTAACATAGACTCCGGTATTATGTTTCTTACCTGTATCTAATTTTGCCACACGGTGCTGTATCTTAGATAATACAATATCTCTGTCTGCAAAGTCTATATCAATATCAGGCATCTATCTTCTTCCAGTGAACGTTATAAAGGCCGTTTGGATGTCTTGTTCCAAATGGCAAACCTATATACTCTTCACCTGTTTCCATATCAACTAATTTATATTTGGTAGGACATTTAGTATACACTTCTAATGTACCTGCTTTATCCTCTTCCTGTACTTTTGAGCCGTCTAATAATTTTCTCATAAATTACTTTCTTTTGCAACATCCTTTACAAGTTGCACATCATTAGGAGTCCGTTTAAATCGCATAGCCCAGTGTTGTGGATTAATAACATGATAAACCATTTCTAGTTGTTCGTCATTAAATTTACTTAGCATATCTTTTCCGCTTTTACAATTAAGTATTAACCAAGGAGATATTTTTCCGTCCTTAATATGCCATACTGCTCTATTTAAACTTATGTAATTAAAATAATGATTCCAAGCCGCAGGTTCGTTTTCTTCTGCCCAGTCCATCATAGTTTTTACACTACGCTCAAGTGCAGTAGTAACATCTTCTTTAAGAATAAACTCTAATGCATATTTTTCATATAGCTCGTCACGTGCCCAATGATCTAATTTAACACCACTAGTTACAACATAATCTATATATTTTTCTGGATATAAAGGTTTAACATTATTTAAGAAACTGCCAAACTTGACAAAAGCATTATAGTAAGGACTTGCACAAAAGTCTTCGTATGTTTTTTCTTTCTTAGTGCCTGCACTGAGTTTGTAAAATCGTTGAAACGCATAAAATCCGTAGCGCACTCGTTTCTCGTCTTTTTGTAATGCACGTCTCTTCTTCTCACACATATGCGCTGCCAGAGTTTTTTCTCGCATGTAGCCGTTGCCACAGTATTCGCACTTGTATGGTTTATCAGAGTTTGGCATCAATTTCATGTTCCTCAGCCAGTTGCTTGAGTTCTTTTTTTGTAGATAGTCTAGCAAGTAATTCTACCTCGTCCTGCTTCATATTAGGATGTATTTGTTGTAAAAGTTTTACAGCGTTGTTATTACCTGTCTTCTTTTTAAAACCGATCCAGTTGTGTCGTCTAATGTCACTGTTTGCGTTATGCAGTGAACATAGTAATTGCCATTGTAACTTAGGATGTCTAGTTCCTAGTTCATTCCAGTTTTTGTTATAAATTTGATTTGTCATAACAACTGCAAGCTCTTGTGCTTCTCGTGTACCCGAAACTGAACTAGCGTATCTATTAAGTAACCAAAAGTTTACACACTTCTTTTGTTCGTCTGTTAGTTCATTCCAAACGCTTTTAGCATTGCTATCAATACATGCTAATACATCTTTTACTGGGAACGCTTGCTGTGCCATTCTTTAACATCCTCTAGAGAATTAATTTCTACTCCATTATATTGTACATTCAAACAACCTATTTGCCAACCGTTTTTGAGCCATCTAAGTTGTTCTAGTTGTTCAATCTTTTCTTCTTCGGTAACTTCTAGCGTGGGATAAAATTCCAACGGATTACGTTTGTAACCATATATTCCTAAATGCCAATAACCGTAACCTGCAATTCCTCTACCGAACCACAGACATTGGTCACCTGCTGTGATCATTTTAACTGTGTTAGGGTCGTTTTGTTTTTCTTTGGGCATATCGGTCCACACAGTTGTTATAGGATAATGTTGTAGGTGCCAGTGGACCTTTTCAATCATATCTAATGTTACATCGGGCATGTCCCCTTGGACGTTTATAAATGTTTCGTATTTTTTACCTAACTTAGATTTAGCAAAACCTGCACATCTTTCAGTGCCGTTTGCATATTCTCTTTTGTCTAACCAAACATGGTTAGATTCAAGCACATCTGCTATTCTAGTGTCGTCAGTTAATACAAATACGTCTGCATTTAGAATTTTACCTGCTTTGCGACATTGTTCGTATACTCGCCTTATCATATGGATACCGCCAAGCCTTGCTAACGGCTTACCTGGAAAGCGTGTACTGTCGTATCTAGCTGGAATAAGAATAGCAGTACTTGTCATTTTTTTGTCACCCATAATCTGTCTAATGCAAAATACCAAATACCGTTAATTGTAGGCTCTACTAATGCAACAGCACCTGCTTCCCATAGACTTGCTCCTGTCATTAAACTTACAACATTCATTGCTATCAAAATATGTCCTAGTGTATATACTAGTGTTCTTAACACACTTCCTTTTAAGGACATATATGAGTTAGTAAACTCGCTCATTTTAAAACTTTATTAATAGCAACAATGTCTTCTACTACTCCCTCAAAGTTTTCTAGCCTAATCATATTAGGACCGTCACTTGGTGCTACATCAGGGTCAGCATGGACTTCCATAAAGAAGGTGTCGATCCCAAGAGCAGCCCCAGCGCGAGTGATGCCAGGCACATAATCACGATTGCCGCCACTACTATCACCCTTGCCTCCCGGCTTTTGTACTGAGTGAGTAGCATCCAACACGATAGGAACATCATAGTTATCAAGCATATACTGTAACCCAGTGAAATCCACGACCAAAGTATTATATCCAAAACTAGTACCCCTTTCAGTAATCCAAACTTCTTTAGCGTCTGTACACTTACTTAGTATTCCTTTAACGTCCCACGGTGCAAGGAACTGTCCTTTTTTGATATTAACAATACAATTTGTCTTACACGCAGCTTGTATCAAATCAGTCTGTCTACACAAGAATGCTGGAATTTGTAATACATCTACAATGTCTTTTAGATATTGTATTTGATCTACTTCATGTACATCTGTTAATGCTTTTACATTTAGTTGATCTTTGAGTGCAAGTATATCGTGTACAAAAGGATGTAAGCCTACACCTCTTTTACCTGTTACACTTGTACGATTAGCTTTGTCAAAGCTCGCTTTGAAGTAGTAGTCAATGCCATGCTTGTCGCATA